CCTTTGTTCATGCTATGAGGTAACGCAAATTTGTTAAGGTTGTCAGCAAGGGTTTGCCAGTCGAACGATTTCTCGTTAATACCAACTGCAAAACCATTTTCAATTTTATTTTTCTGACACCACAACACATAATCACCGAAATACATACGGTATATTATGAGTAGTGCAAAGGGACAAGCTGAGAAAAGACGCGTCTTTCCAGAGCTAACTTTATCAAGAGGACGCGTTTCGTCTTTGAGGCAGTCCGCGAATATGTGAGTGGAGCGCACGCCACGCGAGGCGAGGTCAATTGTTTCAAGAACGGATTTTTTAAGATCCCGCATAGCGGGATTATCTAAGTTATAATCCATTCCCGATCCAAACCATTCTTGTTTACCAGGTTGTTTAGGTCCCCGTCTAGAGTTCAAAGGATAGCCGGGGCTGGTTTTTCGTGAGATTGATGCGAACAGTGGTTCGTCTTGTAGTCCGAGGATAGCTTCTTCAAAAGTGAAGATTCTACCGTGGAAAGGCGTCGAGGTGCGACGCAGGTCATCGTAAAGTGCATCGCATATTATGTCAACATCTGAAGGGTCGACGTAAACATACGGTGTGCAGTATTTACTAAGTGCATTATTCATGGGATCTATGGGTATCCCTTCTAGATTCGTGAAGGGTCGAAGTCGGGCTGGCGCTTTTTGGGCAGGGCGCCAGGCCGAGTGCAACTTCGAGGGGATGATTTTAGATTTGGTAGCCATACATGCTGGAAGATCCGTTTCGTAGAGGGGTACGAAACGGCCGTCATGTATGGGCCAATTCAATTGTGGGAGGGTGTCTTCCTCAAAATGTTCAATGATTTCCTGTGAGTAGTACTTAAGGGCTGCTACTAGGTCTTCATAAACGACTGATGAGGAAAAGCCTTCTCCTGAGCCAGCATTACCTGCTGCATGAATTCCGAGAATCTTGCGAGATCCCGACGTGCTATCAACTAATGTGAAAAGCGCGCCGCAATCTCCCTCCTTAGTTAAGGCGTTGTAAGCGTAACCGCAACGTATAACATAAGGTGATTCTCCTTCAACATCCAGATGTTCACGGACTTTGGCGACGCCAATCCATGATTCTGTGTTGGTGACTGTAGGCATAACAAGCCTAAATTTAATTTCTGTGTATTTGTTTAATGTTTGTCGGGACACGAAGTATTTAGTAATGTCGCAATGGGGTGGAACATCCATTGGAGCTTTCACTAAACACTGATCTAAAGTATCCATTTCCGAGGTCGAATGGTAGTCAAGCAGAAGCTTAACAGGAAATGAATAAGTAACAGTAGATCCACATTTTTTGAGCGTAAGAAGTTCGGTAAGGAATTCCGGATTATCTTGCCCCTCAAAAAATATGCGTGTTATAAAGTGGCGAGGTATAATGAAGACCCTCCCACGAACAAAGGTAAT